CTTCCGCACCCGTTCGTGCGGTCATCGCGGCGGCAGCGGCAACAGCGGCAGGGTTGGTGCGAGTTGCGCAAATCAGCAAGCAGCAATTTCAATCGCCAAGCGGCGGCGGTGGAGGTGGAGGCGGTGGCTCAATGGGAGGCGGTGAAGGCGGAGGAGGTATGTCCGCGCCAACAGCAACCAACCCGAACAGTCAACTGCTCAATCCACCTGCTAACGGTCAAGGACAAGGGATGCGAGCGTATGTGGTTGAATCCGACATCCGCTCGGTTAGCGGCAGGCTTCGGCGGATGAGTGAATTTGCAACGTTAGGCGCGTAGTGGTATTTGACGATATGGAACAGCTACCTGTATACCTGATGACGATTGATGAGGATGGCGAAGGCGTAAGCTACGTCAGTTTAGTTGAATCGCCCGCAATCGAGCGGCCTTTCATTGCCCTATCCAAACAGCACCGCTTTGCAGAAGATGCGGCACTTCGCATCCTGACAGGCCCGTTAATGCTGGCAGACACGCCAATCATTAGACAGGATGACACGCGGGGTAAGTACTACGTGATGTTCGACAAGGACACCATCCGCAAGATGGTGCAGAAGTACTTTAAACAGCAGAACCAAGCGAAGGTAAACGCCGAACACAGCAAGCCGCTGGATGGCGTGTATATGTTTGAAAGCTACCTGATTGACCGCGAGCGCGGCGTGAATCCACCGAAAGGATTTGAGGATGCGCCTGATGGCAGTTGGTTTGGTTCGTTCAAAGTGGAGAATGACAAAGTGTGGGAAGAACGCGACCAGTTTACAGGTTTCAGCATTGAAGGCTATTTCGGGATGCAACCAACTGAATCCAGTTTAGAAGCGGCGATGGCGAGCCTTGAAGATGCGTTCAGCGTTTTTTTGCATACTATCAAATAGCGTGGTATTTAACTACAAAAGCGACCCTATGAGCATAGCAAATCGTTTAACTGAATTGGCTGACGCATTGCGGAAGTTTACCGCAACGCCAACGCCGCAGAATTTTGCGGATTACAAACTGGAAGACGGCACGATGGTGCGCGTTGATGGTGACTTGGTTGCAGGTACGCCTGTGTTCGTTGTAACCGAAGAAGGGATGTTGCCAGCACCCGATGGACAGCACACTGTTCCCGAAGTTGGCGTAATTACCACCGAAGGCGGCAAGATTGTCGAAGTCGGCGATTTGCCAGCAGGCGAGCCAGTGGTTGAGGAAGAAGTGGCCGCGCAGGAGGTGGAGATTGAAGTTGCTCCCGAAGGCGACAAAATGGAGGAGCGGATAGCCGCACTTGAAGCGAAGTTGGAGGAGTTGTTGTCAAAATTGGCAGGTGCGATGGAAGCCAATACCGCACGCTTTGACCAGTTGGATGCCGAAGTTCAGAAGATGAGCAAGGTGCCAACAGCAGAGCCACGCAAACGGACAAGCGATGCGATTGTTGAGAACATCAAACTATCGCGCAACACGAATTTTGAAGCATTAACAAATAACCTTAAAAATCTAAAATAAAAAAATTATGGCATTTTCACTCGGGGGACTAACGTCCTATGTCGAGCAACAGCGGTTGCCGTTGCTGACCAAAGCCGTCTTTGACGCAAAAACGCAGTCATTGATGCAAAAGCGCGTCGGCGTTAAGTTTGAGGAATCCTTGAACTTGATGGACACCGATGCTGTGTTTCAAGCCGCATCCACCTGTGCGTGGAATGCGTCAGGCACAACCACGTTCAGCCAGCGGAACATTAGCGTTGCGCGGGTGAAGGTGCAAGAGGAGTTGTGTCCACGTTCATTGGAACAGTACTGGATGCAAACCCAACTTACGCAGGGTAGCAACTACGAAGGTGTGCCTTTCGAACAGGCATTCGCAGAGCAGAAGGCAAAGCAAATCGCCAAGAACATCGAAAACGCCATTTGGCAGTCAACAACTGCGACTGGCGCATCAGGATGGACTGGTTCATCTGCATCATTGAGCGGTGACGCAAACCTGAACAAGACCGTTGGTTTGTTGCACCTGATGGAGAAGACCACTGCATCCGCTTCAATCGTATCGAGCCTTGCAGGTGCGGCTTTCAGTGACACCACCATCGTGAGCGCGTTTGAAAATGTGTATCAGAACATCCCTGTTGAAATCATCAGCAAGGACGACATCTACGCTTTCTGCGGTTGGGATACTTACCGCATCCTTGCCAACAAACTTGTAGGATTGAACTTGTATCAGGGTGACCTTGGGCAGTTGGGTGCTGGTGAGATGTTCTTCCCTGCCACGAATATGAGAATCTGCGCGGTCAATGGATTGAATGGCACGCGCCGCATCGTGGCAACGTCATTGAGCAACTTGTTCTTTGGTACTGACCTGCTTTCTGATGAGGATACCTTCCGCATCTGGGCATCGTACGACAACGACCAGATTCGCTTCCAAGCCGCGCTGAAATACGGGGTGCAATTTGCTTATCCCGAGTTTATGGTGCTATACAAAGCAAGCAACGCAACCACACCTGCTGGCTGATTATAGGGCAGGGAAACCTGCCCTTCTTTTTCTTTTGACACTATAAAACAAGAAAAAATATGAGCTGCGCACTGACATCAGGATACGCATTAGGATGCCGCAACAATGTTGGCGGCATTAGCGAAATTAGGCTTGCATCTTACGTTGCATCGGGAGTGATAGCCACCAACGCCACAGGCACGGTGACTGGCTTTACAGGTTATGCTTCGGGAGGCACTGCCTTCTACAAATTTGAGTTGCCGAAGGGCGTTGGGCAGTTTACTGAAACGACAAACGCGAGCGTTGAAAACGGCACGATTTTCTACCAGCAAGAAATGACGCTGGTCATCAACAGGCTCACGCAAGAAGTACGCAATCAGTTGCGCCTTGCTTCCAACGGCAGGTTGTTGGCCATTGTAACTGACCGCAACGGCAAGTATTGGCTGTTGGGTGAAACGAATGGCATCGAGGTGACTGGCGGCACTGCCCAGTCAGGAACAGCGATGGGTGACCGTGGTGGTTATGAGTTGACGTTTACGGCGATGGAGGCACAGCCTTGCAGGGAAGTGCTATCGACTGCGATTGCAGGGGTGACCGCAACAGCGCAAATCACAGGCGGCGCGAATTAAGTGTAGTTCAGTTTGGGTTGGTTGAAAGCCAGTGCGTAAGGGTCGCACTGGCTTTCTTATTTTTGCACAACACAAACCCTTAAATCTGCACAATGAGAATCTGCATCGTTTACAATCAGCATCCAACAGGGTGCAGTTACTACCGCCTTGAAATGCCGAATGCGGCCGTTCACGACCTATGCGGCGGGGTGGTTGACTTCGTCAGTATTGATGACATCAGAAGGATGGAGGAAGATGAGCTGAAGACGATTGATTTATTCCTGTACAACCGCACGTGGATAGCAGGGCCGATTGAAGCGGTGGAACAGGTGGCCAACATCCTACGGCAATACGGTGCGCGTATCATCCTTGATATGGATGACTATTGGCACCTTGGCACAGGGCATTCATTCTACCGCCATTACCACGAAACAAAGATGCCTGCGATAATTGAAAAGCACATCCGCATAGCTGACCATATCATTACGACAACGACATACCTGCGCGATGAGTTGGTCAAGTTTAATAAGAACGTCAGCATATTTCCAAACACGCCTTACATTCAGTACAAGCAATTTCAGGAACAGCCAACGCAAAGCGAGCGGGTGCGATTTGGTTACTTCGGCGCGGCGCAACACACGGAGGATGTGGAACTGATGCGGTCACCACTGCAACGCCTGTCGGATGAATCCGAACTGGATGGCAAGTATATGATTTACTTGGCGGGGTGGAATGATAGCAACCCGATATATCAAGGCTATGAGCAGGTGTTCAGCAATAAAGGGAAGAACAACAACTATTCGCGCATTCAAGCGGCAGATATTTACAGCTATGTGCAGGGTTACAACTGGGTTGATGTGAGCCTTGCACCTTTACGCGACACCAAGTTCAACCGATTGAAGTCGGAGTTGAAGATAACGGAGGCGGCGTGGATGGGAAAGGCGGTTATTGCCAGCGAGGTGCCGATGTATGCGGATTGCATTGAGAATGGCGTGGATGGATGGCTGGTGCCTGAAAAGAAGGACAAGCTGTGGTACAAGTATATGCGGGCGTTTATCAACGAACCTGCGATGGCGAAGGAAATGGGTGAGCGGTTACGCGCCAAGATGCAGGGCAAGTTCGACATCCAGCAAATCAGCGAGGCGAGGCTGAATTTGTACAAAAGCGTGGCGCGTGGTATTTAACGGTAATGCTATACCTTAAAGCCAGCCAATCGAACACCATCAACGTCACGTGGACTGAGCGCGCAACTAACGCGACCATCTACAAGTTGATTCTCACGAACATCGCGAAGAACACCAGCACGGTGGTGTACATTGACGCGATTAGCAACGCGAGCAGTTACGAAGAGCGCTATGACCGCTTCACCTTCACGTTGGGTGCTTTGGAGAAAGGGCAGTACAAATACGAGGTGTATCAGGATGCTAACGGCTACGCGG